AATGTGTTTTTGTTAACACCATCAGTTCCGCTACTGGGATTACCAAGGTTAGTGATTTTGTTATTACCAAGGCTTAAGTCACCTTGCATAGCATCATCACCAAGTGTGCTCATAGCGTTGTTATCAACCTCTTGAGCAACGTATAAAATCTGGTCTATATTGTCGTTTAAATCTTCAGCCTTAATTGCAGATCCGGGATAGAATGTCGCCTTTTTATTGTCGTTATCTGTATCTCGGAATATTAAGACAGTAGCTCCATTAGCTGGAGCTGAGTTCATTTGTACTGTTGTAGCGTTGGCGAGAGAGTATTCAGTTGTCGCTTGCGTAACACCGTTAATTTTAACCTTAACGTCTGTTGTTGCTAAATATGGAAATGTAAAAGAGTATAGAACGGTATTCCCGTTCCCTGTGTATTGAGTTTGTGTGACAGCCATTTACGCTAAAAAAGTGTTTGACTGGGCGGATTATTTATTTGGGTAGGTTTTTAATGTTTTCGATAGCACGTTTAGTTTTATTTTCAGTTTCGTAGTCGCCCCGTATTCTTGCTCTATCTCCGAGTAAACCAAGTTCATGTTCTTCAGAAAGTATCTGTGCTTTTGTACCAGTCTCCTCATCATGTAATAAAGAAGTCCAAGCTCTACGTTTCGCGTTTCTCAAAATATTTCTTAATTGATCAGCATGTAATGTATTACGTGGTTCGTAATTTTCACCAGCTCTCCTATCTTTTTCCATCTCAAGAATGGATTCCTTCATCTCAGGAAATTTATTGAAAAATTCAGTTATTTCAGCTTCAACATTTTCTTGTCCCATATAGAACTGGAACTTAGATTTAAGATCAGGATGACCTTCTAAATTTTCACCATTAGGTCCAGTATTAAATGTTTGCTTTAAATTAACTCCACTTCTAAATAGAAGTTCTCTTGTTTCATTAGAAGTTCCTATGTTTACGTTGAAAGGTAATATTGCGTTAGTAAGTCTTGTAATAGGTTGCCAATCTCTTAGTATTTCTCCATTTAACTGGTCATACCTATATGGAAGCATTTGACCTTTTGTAACTACATCAGCCCATAAGTTTCTATTACCTATACTTTGCCAGAATCCTGACTCTAATTCACGCATACCGGGAGAAAGTAATTTACCAATCTCGTTACGCATAGAACCAAGTGGTATCTGGTTGTTTACAAAGTTAGCTGCAACTCTAGGAGCATCAGCACCTTGTGAGGTTAATAGATCAGATAGCTGTAGTAATCCAGCCAAGAATGACTTGTTAACTATATTTGCCTGCAAAATATATGAAACCTTACCAAAATTATTAGCAGTCCACTCGTCTCCCATAACTTTTTGAGAGTCGACTATATCAGCTACAAAACCAAGGATTCCATTAAATGGTTCTAAGGATTCATAACTAACATAAGAATCACCAATCTTTATTGATCTAGGTTGCCAACCAAATGATTGCCATGTACTTCTTAGTCCTCTATCAGGAGGTCCATTACCTGTAATATTTCCGTTTAATGCAGCCCAAGCAACCATACTGGTAAAGCCATAACTTATAGCTTGTCTTCCACGCATAGTAGCTTTTGCTATTTCATGATCACTAGCTGTTTTAATTCCATACTGTAATAAGTCGGGATGGTCCCAAGACTTACTCATGATGTCAGAATGTTCTTTAATAAATGAGTTAAGAATAGGTGTGTATTTTGATGTCATAGTCAAAGCGTTAACACCAGTTCTTGCAAACAGGAAGAAAGGTCTAAAGAACGGTGCTTGATCAAACATCTTGTCTAATGACTTAGCAAATCCTGTTAGCTCCTGAGTTAGCTTGGCTTCATCAGCAGCAAACTTTGCCATCTCATCAGTTAGACGTCCATCACCATCAAATACTTTTCCTTCAAAATCTACTTCAGCTGCCCTGACTAAATCATCTAGATCTGCATCAGATACAACTAAACCCTTATCATTTATTTTTTTATATACATTCTCGAAAGCTAGTTGTCTTTGTCTACCTCTACCTATTATTTGAGTAAAAAAGGTATCCATTGACCTCATAATTCTAGGACCATAGTTAAATACAGGAATCTTATTAATACCTCTAAGAGCATCTGCAAACTTAGCACTAGCTCTATCGCCAGCAGTTCCATATGTAGCTGCCCAAGACATCATCTGTTCCCATTCTTGGTCTTTCTTATTTTTTATAAATCCTCTAAATCCTTCTTCATTCATGTTGTAAGACTGGAAATCAGCTACAGCTTTACGCCATGCTTCATTTCTAGCTTCAACCATTCCACCAATATTTTGGAATGCTCCTCTCATAACAGTGTCATCAGATCTACCAATAGCACCAAGCATGGTTGCAACAGGACGCATAACAGTTCCCATACCAGTACCTACTAATGCACGTACAGGTGTTTTAGGACCAGACAACATAGAGTTAATACCCATTGTTGACATCTCGTTTAGTATTGCGTTCCTTTGATATACATCACCTTGCTTATATCCTCTAAGCTTACGTTTAAAGAACTCATTAAAATCTTTAAATGTTTGAGCACTACCATTGCTTGCAGCAGTGAAATGTAAATAACCTTCTAGTAAAGCATTGTCAGGGTCATTCTTAAGTACCTCTTTAACAGCAGCCATTTCAGCAGCAGCTCCATCAGATGCTCTAGCAATGATCTCTTTCTTACCAGCTCCATATGATCTAAGTTCAGCAGAACTAGCTAAACTAGCTTCTTTTCTTAGTCTTCCTAGTGCAGAATGTCTAGCTAATATTCCATCTAATAATGAACCGTTAGCAGATACATCTATCTTGTCAGCAACACTAAGTGCAGCCTTAGATAAATCTCTAGCTTCAAATAATAACTGACCTCTTATTAAGTCAACAGCTCTAAGCTGAACAGGACTTAAATAATTAACTACATCACCATCAACAAGTTCTGTAGCAGCTCTAGGATCTCCAATAAATTTAAGGACATCATCTTCTGGTATATCCATTAATCTGGAATGACCTGAGTTATCCATAAATTTCAAGATATCAACAGCTGTTCTTTTAAGATCTTTATCTAGAGAATCATTAGTTACTTTGCTAGATAATCTTTGAAAAGATGGACTAGCTTGCAATGTTTTACTAAGAGAATTAATCTCCTCTAACATCATTCCGGGAGCTGTATATTCAGTTCTACGAATGTTTGCTTCCGTCATGGAACCTCTAGGAGAACCATACTTCTGAGTAGGATTATTACGAATCTCGATCATATCTCTAACACCTTCAACAGGATTATCTGTAGATGTTAGTGCTTGGTTATCAGTTATATCTCCACCTTTATAGTAAGCAGGGTTTTCTCTAGGTTTACCAGCAGCTACATCATACTCAAGTTGTTCTTTCTGGAGTTCCATGTTTGCTTCACCTTGCTTCCTAGCTCTTCTTGTGAAGTCATAGTTAGGACCAAAATCAATCTCATTCTTTTCAGCAAACTCAGACATCTTTTGCATCTGTAGCTCGGGATCTAATCTTTCCCAACCTTTATTCCTTTTAAGAAACTGTGCTTTTGTTAGTGGCTCTATTCCAGCCTTTTTAGTTTTATTAGTGTATTTACGATATTCAGCTTTATCAAAAACTGCTTTCGCACCTTTAAGTACAGCAGCTTCTTTAGCTACATTCTCTATTTCAACACTTTCATCTAAAGCTTTAAGTAAATCATCTTTATTACCAGTAATAGCTTTCTGTGATTTCTTAGCACTTTTACCGTATGCTTTAACACCTAAGCCAATAGCTTCAAAAGTTAAATCTAAAGAAGTTCCAAAACCTAATCCTTCACCTATATTTAGCAAAGATTTTCTAAAAGGCGACATAGTTTCAGTCGTCGCTAATGGTTCAAATACTCCAGCATATTTAGGAAAAGTATCTACAAGAACCCTTGCCATGTTGGTTTCCTGTGACTGGTTACTTACGAAATCGTAAGTTCCACCAGATACAGCAGACATTCCAACTCGACCTAGTCTTGAACCTTTAGCTACAGCAGCTATTCCTTTAAGTCCTCTAGCACCCCAGACTAATTTGCCAGCAGCAAGTGTACCACCAACAAATTCAACACCAGTTCTTAAAAACTTACCCCATCTTGTTTCAGTAATAGGGGCATTCTTTATTAATAGAGGAGAGTCATACTTCCATGGGTTACTAGGATCTGTAGGTTGATAGAACCTTTTATCTAATAACTTAGGTAGTGATACAACACTGTTGTAAATATCAATACCACCACCAACTACTGCATCAACAACTTCCTGTGCATTCTCTTTAAATCCAAACTTTTTTGGATCTGTAGGAGCACTAGGCTGTTCACCACTAGCTTCTGGAGTAGGTAACTTCGCTTCTAATTCTTTTTCTTTTTGTCTTTGTATAGTACGCTCATGTAAGTCATAGCGTCCAGTATTATAAGAATCCATTAATCACTCTCCAGTTCTCGTCTCATATCGTCAGTAAATTGGTAATAGTTAAAACCTTTTGTAGCAAAGTCAGCAGCAAATATATTTGATTTAGTTTCCTCTACAACTTTTGTAGTTTCTGTAGGTCTAAGACCTCTGCTAGTTTGTTTTAGCTCACCAGAATCAACCTTTGCTTTATTAGCTTGAATACTTTGTTTTATCTTGTCGAATAGAAATTCTTGTTGTAGAGATAACTGTCTGCCTTCTTCTAACTGGGCATCCAATCCTTTATCAACAAACTTAACTATGTTTTTTATGTTTTTATTAAACCTTTCATTAGCTTGTTTTTGTGATATACCTCTACCTCTAGTTTTCTTTCTTTGTTTGTAATTAAATGGAAAAGTATAGTATTGCCCTAATCCGGGTAATGGTTCATCCATTCCATCAATAATAAAAGTACTTGTATCTAGTTGTTTTTCGTATCTAAAAATTGCTAACTGTGTTGCAGCATCAAGAGTACTTTCATTACTTATAATTCCAGCAGCTTGAGCACGTTGGAAAGAAGCAAGGTTTAAATCAAATGCACCAATAGATGAAGCCATTCCAGAATTAAGCATATTCATGGATTGCTCTACAGTTGTAGTGTCCAACAATACGCCCATTTCAGATGCTTCTTTTAATCCATTAGGTGTTCTAATTACTTCATATGGTTCATTAAAAGCAGATCCAATATCTTTAGAGATTAATGTTTCATACATAGCTGTATTGCCTTCTGACATATCTCCTGACTTTTCCATTGTTAGCTCTAACGCTCTGAAAGTCTTAGCCATAGATGGCATGTTGGTCATCAGATGTCGATACTCAGGATCAGTAGCTGTAAATAGATTATCTAATCCTTTTCTTTCTATCTCTTTTTCACCATTAGCTTTAAGTCTCATATTGACTATGGCTATAGGATCTAAATTAGGTAGTTTGGTATTTAACTCTTCAAGTATGCGTGGCATTGCACCACCATTCTTTCCATAATTAATTATCTGTAAGTCTTGTGCATTAGTTAAAGTATCAGTCTCAGAAAGTAAAGTTGGATTATCTGAAATAGCAGTTACTGTTCCTATCATGGCTAGTTCTTCAGCCATATTGTCGAAGAACATGTATTTAAAATCCCTACCTAAACCGTCAGATTTATATAAACCAGATTCATGACTCATACTTGATATGTAATCACTCAATGCAGCGTTAGCTAAAGAGTCTTTATCTTGTATGTTCTCAGCATTGTTTTCATCAAAGTATTTAAACAAGTGCTTATAAAAATCTTTTTTAGCGTGTGGTAACAGTAACTCTATTTGTGGAGCATGTATATCATTTTCTGTTTCACTGCCAGCCATAAGCTTCATCTGCTTTTTTAATGCAGAACCTATCTTTTTATCAAAGTCGGCTGATAATCCTCTGCCTTCAAGTGTTTTAGAAAATAATCTTTTTCTTTGTGCAGCTGAGATTTGCGGAGACATGATATCAGCAACAGTAAATACTCCTCTTTCATCTTCTACCTGTGCAGCCCAAGCATCCCATTTCTCGTTGTCATAATCCTCAAGTGGACGATTCATACCATCAATAAGTGCTCTACCTTTAGCTGATTTTTCAAGGTCAGCCATTGTGACATTCTCACCATTAAGTAAATTATCAACAACCTTTTTATATACTGATGGATGCTGTCCATAACCCTGTTTCTCTTCAGTATTTTGTATAACTGTGAGAGCTTGATCTATGTTTTGATCTAAATAAGCTTCGTGTTGTTTCTCAGCTTCTTGATATCTTTCATTAGCTTTTTTATAAACACCAGCAACTCTGTTAGGAAACTCCTGAGCTATTGTTGTTTCCTTACCTTTAATAAGGACTGGCTGATTAAACGTTTCAGTCCAAAACGCCATGCCATATTCATCATCAGTTCTTGCATAATGTTCAGCATAATGAAAGTCTTCATCTAAGCTTCTTTTCTTATCACTTACAGCAGCTATACCATTCATTATGTCCTGTGGACCTTCACGCCACAGTTCAATTATTTCTATACCTCTAGTTTCATATACTTGTGCTTCTTTGTTCTTTGCAACTCTTTCAAATAATTCTTTCTTTTCTTGACCAATTACTTTATCTAACATTGGTCTTAATTCTTTATTTAGAAAGCTTGCAGAAAAACCAGCCTGTTGTAGCTGGTCCATCTTTCCTTCATAAAAAGAATCTAGTATTGCAACACTTGTTGAAGCATCAATTAATTTATCATTTAGTTTTTCTTTGTTATAGCTAGTACCGTTACGTGTGAAATTTTCTTTATGGTTTGCAAGGTCTCCATATACTGTAGAGTTAAAGTTATTACGAACCATATGCCTTTGCACAGCAATCATTTCCCATGCGTTAAGGCTGTCATCAATCGTATCTTTATAAGAAGGATGACGTTCTCTCATCACTTCTTTTAGTGTTCTACCTTTTTTAACTTCGTCTAAAACTAAATCATATTGTTCTGTACCAAGTTGCTCTTCTAACCTTCTATCAATAGATCTTGCTTTGCCCATGATGGCTTCAAATCTCTGATTCTGAAATTCAGCCACAGCCATAAAAGCTTTAGGTGCAAGGTCTTTTAATTTTTCAAACCTTTGAGCATCAAGTTTTGCTTCTCTTATTTTTGTATCTTGATCTAAAATTCTGGTATTATAATGCTGCATTTCTGCATCATGATATGCCTTCTTAAATTCTTGTTCTAAATTAAAATTACGATCTCTTTGTATTTCTTCTTTACGAGCATTACTCTTTAAAGTTTCAAGTTGATCGTTTCTATTCTGTAGGTTCTGACTACGGACTTCACGCATTCCCCGTAGGGTTCGTTCGGTTTCGTCTTGTAGTTTCCAAGTTTCATCGGGAACCTTAAGAGGGTCAAAACCTTTACTCTGGGCGTGCCCACGAAAAGATAAGTTCCTCATTGTATTTAATTGTTAAAATAATCCACCTAAAAATGTAAGTCCACCAACTATTAAACCAGCGGGACCACCAGCAAGAGCACCAAGACTTTTCATTCCAGCAGTAGCACCAGCAGTAGCAAGACCAGCAGTAACTCCACTTAACGCAGCTCCGGGAAGAGCTTGTCCC